CCGGGGAGGGAGGCAATACTGAGAATCAGTATCACTAAGATCTGGGTTGGAATAGTTGGACTGATGTACGCGGCGTGGTTCGTCTGCGTCGTCGTCGACGCGATAAGTTACCCTACGGTAGGGTAAGTAATACAAGTTGGAGTGGTGAGAGAAGTAGCCCCTAGGACTAACGTCCTAGGGGCTACTTGTATTTTTGGTGGGAAAAGTTGGAATTTTTGGAGGGGTGGGTCGACTTTCATGGGGGGACCCAACCGCATACATTAACTCGGATTTTCAACTACTGGAACATCATACTGCAGTATGACCGCTATAATAAGACCCGTGCACGACATAGTACTCATCGCCGACCACCTTCTAGGGGCGCCAGCCGTAGGCTTAGGCGCCCTTATAACCGCTATAGCGACGCTCTATACGTCATTGAAGACCAATAGAAAGGTCCTTAGCGTCAAACAAGACATGGAAAACAACCATGGAAGCTCTCTAAGGGACGCCGTAGACCGCATAGAGTCCAACACCCAAACTCTGACGGACTTGGTCCATGCGCACACCCGTCAGCTGGACGAGATCCAGTGTGCTGTGCGCCGACACGACGACGAGCTAAAATCAAGGCATGCCAGACCCGCAGAAGCCCCTTGTGCGCATACAGAAGATCTACAACGAAGCGACGGTGACGCCTAACCCGACGCCGCCCTACGACTCAACTCTCCTCCTGACCCCGCCCCCTCCGCCGCCCCCTAATCCGGATCAGCCCTTGGGCGCCACGGCGGCCTCCCTGGCGGCGCCTATCCCGGCACTCACCCCCCTGCTCAAGATAGAACGGGTGCCGGTGCCCTCCACGGACCCGGACCCCATCAAGCACGACCGCCTCCAGGTGGTGTACAGCCTGTCGGCGAATATGGTGACCGAAGCACAGCTCAGAAACAAAGACAACACCCCGCCGACCCCACAAAACCCCGAATCCAAACCCAACCCGTGGGAGGTGGGCTGGCTGCTGTGGTGCTTCAGCCCGGACCCGACGCACCCCTACGACCCCTCCCCTACATCCAACTCGAACTTTCGCTTCTACGCCTTAACCCTCAAGCCCAACGGCTGGGAGGTCTCCAAACAGGACCCGAGTTACAAGGGAGGTCAGCGCTTCCTGAAGTCGAACGACGCAAAAGACCCGCGCAAGTTCCCTCCGCACAACACAACAGAACACAGCACGCCGGACAACGCTGTCAACCCCTATTCGGTTCTCGTCAAGGCCTGCCACGAATACCCGCTGGGGACTACCCCCGAGCAGTTGGAAAACGACATTATCCCGGCTAACCGCAACTCCGAGGACGGCAACAAGAACCGCCTCGCCCCCTCCAAGAACATTTTTCACATTTTCGTGGAGGGCCAGCTGCTTACGACGGTCGTGGACAGCGAAAAACCGCTGCCTCCGCACATTCCGGCGTTCTACGCCGAGGATGCCCGTGTGCGCTTCTCTCACATGTGGCACGCCGTCCCAAAGAGACCTCAGCTTCGACCATCTCCGGCTGACTATGACCCCCTCTCCCTCCACGCGACGGGCTACCCGCCCCAAGGCGTGGTATGGTTCTAGCCATGGAAGAGAGCTCTACACCCAACAGGGACTACGACCCGAGATATTTAGACGGCTTGACGTACGGCGCCTATGATGGCTACTTAGCCCATGAAGCGGGCGCACACCCCTATGACAACCGGGACCCCTCCGTATACGAGCCGCACTACTACCCGGCATGTCGGTCGCTGTGCGGGTTCAACCCCCCTATCCCGTCGCATGATGGGGCCGCCATATCGCGGGGTGAGTTCTCCGATGAGATCGAGGACTTCAGCGTACAGCTGGGAGCGCTGAAGTCGTTGATCGACGCGGCATGGCGCACGGTACCGGGGAACGACGATCCGTTACTGCGCGGCCACCCCTATGCTGTGCGCCACATGGAAGACAGTTGGGTAGAGTTCCGTTTGTCGAACGACTATACGACGACCCCTGTGCGATTGCAGCCCGGGGAAGGTTACGATTTCGCACGCAACCGTAAAATTCCGGCGCACAGCCCACGCCCCGACCGCAACTCCTTTGTGCCGTATACTGAGGTGAAAGCTCTTCTAGCGAATAGGAAGGAGACGGATGACGCAGGCTGACGTGCAGCGCAACGCCATAGTGGCGTGGATGGCGAAGCACAACGGTGACTTCGGCTACACCAACGACTACCGCCGCCGGGACCCGGAGCGCTACGGCTGGGGGGACTGCTCCAGCACGATAGCGCAGGCCTACAGGCAGTGCGCGGGCATTGAAATAGGCGAGCGGAGTTTCAATATAGCGTCGGACCCCGACGCGTATACTGTGGCGTCGGCAACATCATGGAGGGACCTGCCCCTCAGTGACCTGAAACCGGCCGACATCATTTGCATGGGCTGGCATTCGGGTGCCTTCGCGGGGCGGATAAGCCACGTGGAACTCTACGCTGGGGGCATGTACACATGGGGGCACGGAGGCCCGGGCAGGGGCCCGAGGCTGCACGCGCTGTCGGACCGGTCCCTGACGGGTTCGGCGACGATCATCATCGTCAAGCGCTATATTCAAGACAGCAACCAAAATGACAACACCAGTAAAGGAGACGATTTGACACCCGACGAGCACAACATGCTCAGCTGGCTGTATGAGAACATCAAGGTGCCGAGCCAGGGCTTCGGCTACCCCCAGGCGACGCAGAACTCCATCGCGGAGCTGAAGGAGATTGCGGCCAACCTGACGCAGGCCGTGGAGTCTATGACGGCGACTGTGAACAGGATCGCCACCGACCTGACCGTGCCGGGCTACGGCTTCGGCTACCCGGCAGCCTCCCACGCGGCGCTTGAGGAGACGATCAACAAGCTGAACGATATCCAGAACACGCTGAAAGATGTGAAGAAAGGTGATGCGAAGTGAGCGAGAGCGCCCTACCCACGCCCGCAGGACCCAAGCACCTGGACACCCCCAAGCTGACGGACGAGCAGAAAGCAGCGGCGTTCGCCGCGGCTGCGCACACCGTGGAGACGGGCGGCCTGCCCCAGGGGGACGGCGGCCTGGCGGACCCGAACCGGAAGAACGCCTACCACTTCGACGAGCTCGTGCCGACGCAGATTCAGCACAAGGCGCGGTCGATCATCCGGACGTTCGTGGTGTCCTTGGTCGGCGTGCTAGCGGCATTCGCCGCGAAGGTCGGGCTGACGCTGCCCGCTGACCTGGCGGATACGATCACGGCGACCGTGTGGGGCCTGGTGACCGTGTGCGCACAGTGGCTGCTCAACACGAAGTCGGTGGACCGGTTCCTGCACAAGGTGGTCCCGTTCCTCGCGACTACACCCCGCAGTTGACGGTGTGCTAAGCTAGACGAAGCATAAAGAGGCCCCGCTTTCCAGTTGGACGGCGGGGCTCTCCTTTTATTCGGTTATTGCCTTAGCAGATCCACATGCGCCCGAACTTGTGGCAGGTTCCGTACCACCCGGCGAACAACCGGCCGATCAGATTCCATGAAAACATGTTTTCTCCTCTCTGTTGAGCTACTGTGCGAACCCAGTGTACACGCTGAACGAGCCGTTGTCAAGCCGCGATGAGGTTGAGCTGGTGCTGGGTCCATGCGAAGGCGGCGAGGGCGGAGATCGCGCCGAGGGATGTGAAGGCGAGGGAGACCCAGAAGACGACGGCGCCGGCTTTGGGAAAACCGCACCATGTGACGATGTAGGCGACGAGGGTCCAGAACCCCTGTGCGACGAGGAATACGACGGGGACGGCGATGAAGTAAAGAAGCATGTGAAGTCCTTTCTCTAGTCCGACAGTTCGATGGTCCGACTTTAACTCGCATACGGGCGGAAGTCAAGTTTGCGCACACCAGCCTTGCACTGCTAGAGTCCTCATATCAGCCAATACGCCGCACACGGGAGGAGAGACACAATGTTTCACGTGCATTTCATCTGGGCGCAGTCGACGTCTGGGATCATCGGGGTCAATGGAAAGCTGCCATGGCACGACCGGGGGGATCTGCAGCATTTCAAGGACATGACTACCGGTAAGACCGTGGTGATGGGCCGGAAGACCCGACAATCCCTGCCGCAACGCAGCAAGAAACTGCCTAACAGGACGAACATCGTGCTGAGTCGGACGATGAAGTCGACCAAATCGATTAAGGCCGTGGCGAGCCCGTACGCGGCTATAGAGCAGACCATCGCAGAGGGTCGAGATGAAGCGTGGGTTATCGGCGGGCACGAGACGTTCCAGGCGTTCATTACAGCCCACGACCTGGACAGGCTACCGTTCAGGCTGGACGCTTATGTCTCCGTGCTGGCGGTGGACGACGAGATCCAGCCGATCACCGCACAGGACAGCATCACATGGGCCCCCACGCTGGACGACCGCTGGGTGCTGCTGTACGACCATATGGCGGGGCCTAGGCGGCGCCTGCAGAAGTATGTTAAGGTGTTCAGGTAAGCTCCTTTCTCTCAGGACCCCGCCGGATGAGCGCTATGCCCCGGCGGGGTCTGCTGTGCGCATGGTAACATTCCTCTTAAGCCTGACTAGAGAGGGAGTTTCATGAGAATCGATGTTCAAACGAGCCGCTTAGCCACTGCTAACGGGTCGATTGCGACGCTTAGCGGTACGCTGCCCAACCTCGACCTGGACGTTGCGCTGGCTAAGGGCGTGAAAGCCGTATACCTGACGGTGTTCGCCGATGCAGCAGAGACGAAGATCACGTCGCTGAACACGGAAAGCGGCACGTTCTGCGTGACTATCCATGCCGCGGACAAACGGCCTACCGTGAAGGTGTGCGACCCGCTGGAGGCGCCGGTGGTGATCCGGTACAGGGGGCTGTGATGGCTGCGCCTAAGAGACAAAGCAAGAAAAAGGCCCCTGCGCAGGCCAAGACTGCATCCAAGGAGCTGGTGAAGAACGACCGGGATCGCTTCGCTATCCAAAAGTCGACCGGCGAGCTTGCGATGGACGACAGGCGGCTGCTCACCCTCGCACAGGCGGGGGCCAGCCCCTCCGAGATGTCCGAGGAGCTCGGCCTGCCGGCGGAGACGTGCCTGGCCCGTGTGCGCTCCCTGCTGAAGCGCAACGACGTATGGACGAACCTCGAACGCCAACAGATGCTAATCGCCGACATGTATGACTTGAAGACCCGGGCCTTCAACTTCCTGGAGAAGTGCTTCGAGTCGGACGAGATAGCCGCCCGGCACATCGAGGCCGTCAACAGCGTGCTTAAGCAGCTCGGCGACCGCCTGGACAAGGTGAAGGAATACAACGACGAGGAAGAGGCCAGGGTGACGAAGCAGCAGACCCGGCTGATCCTCGATCTGGTGGAGGACGCCTGGGAGCGTGTGCGCATTCACATCTCCAACGCCTACGCCAATAACCAATTACTTGACCCGGAGGCGATGGACGAGGTTTTCTATCAGGCGTTGAAGGAGGCCCATGCTGATCAAAGCTAGCGCGATCGACAGCGCTATCGCCACCGTCAAGGCGCACAGGAGGCAGGACAGCTTCAAGTCCGACCCCGTGGGGTGGGCTCAGTACATGCTGGGCACAGACGAGGGAACACTGTGGAGTAAGCAGCGGGAGATCGCCCGGGCCGTGGTGGACAATAACTCGACGGCCGTGAAGGCGGGCCACGGAGTTGGCAAGTCCCGGCTGATGGCTGTGCTGATCTGCTGGTGGGTCGATACCCGCTACCCCCACTGCTATGTGATATCCACAGCTCCGTCGATGGCGCAGGTGCAGGACGTGCTGTGGCGCGAAGTGATGCAACTGAAGGACATCGTGGAGAGACGCTTCGAGGAGGGACTCGTTGACCATAAGCTCCCTGGGCGCATCACGATGGACGTGCAGTGGAAGGACGACGTGACGAAGCTCCCGCTGGGCCGCGGCAGGAAGCCGCCGGACAACCTGGGCGGGAACTCCTTCCAGGGCATCCACGGCGACGTGCTGGCGATCGGCGACGAGGCCTGCGGGCTCTCGGGTGAACTGATCGACGCCCTGGCGAACATTACGACGAACGAGGCGTCTCGGCGTGTTCTGATCGCGAACCCGACGGACCCGATGAGCTACCTGGGGAAGATCTTCAAGGAGGAGATGGAGAACTGGAAGCGCATGTCCATCTCGGTCCTGGAGAGACCGAACTTCACAGGCGAGCCGATGCCCCCCAACGTGCTGCAGAAACTCACCGGGCCGTCCTACGTGGAGCAGAAGAAGCAGGAGTACGGAGAGGACAGCGCGCGGTTCAAGGCCCGTGTTCTGGGCGAGTTCGCGTTCGACATCGAGGACTCGTTGATCCTGCCAGGAGATGTTGAGACGGCCTGCTTGACGGAGAGGGAGCGGATCGGCCGGCCAGTGCTGGGCGTCGACGTTGCGCGCTTCGGTGCAGACCGCTCGGTGGTGTACCTGTGCGTCAATGGCGTTGTGCGCTTCGTGGATTCCTGGGCGAAGACGGACCTGGTGCACAGCGCACAGCGGGTGCACGACCTGGCGCTCCGGGAAGGAGCACATGCCGTGGCGATCGACTGCGACGGTATCGGGGGTGGCATGTTCGACATCCTCAACTCGTATGCGACCCGGACGTACGACATTCTGGCTGTGCGAGGCTCCATGTCGAGCCCCGACAGGGGCAGGTGGCACAACTACAGATCCTACATGTGGGATTCGTTCCGGTACAGGTGCCGCACAGGCGAGCTGGACCTGGACCCGTTGGATATCGACCTGCACGACGAGCTGCTGTCAGTCGGCTACTCGTATAATACTATGTCCGGGGGACTCGTCCTGGACTCGAAGGACAAGTTGAAGAAGGACGTCGGCAAGTCGCCCGACTTGGCTGATGCTGCAGTGTACGCTGCTATAACGGACCAGAACATAAGAGACGCCATCCAACAGGAAACCGTGTTCTCCGATGCGGGGGACATGATGGACGGCGATGAAGACGACTACCTACACGAAATGGGGGAGACTTTTGGATTCCAACGCATACTCGTTTAGCGACGAGGGTATCGCGTTCATCAACGAGGCGCAGAGGTCATACCTCCTCGACGAGGGCGCCAACTGGGTCAGCTACGCCGACGACAAGGGCCTGACGTTGGCTTTCATCCATGAGGTTGTGCGCGGCCTAAGGGACATGGCCAGGGATCACCCGCTGCATAAGCGCGGCGCACAGCTGAGGACCAGCTACATTTTCGGCGACGACTTGGTGTTCAGCGACACCTCTGCGAAGCTTGACAAGTTCATTAAGTCGGAGTCGGCGCAGAGGACGTTGTTCTCGGCCTCGGCGATGGAGAGCTTGAACTTGGAGCGGTTCTGTGCGGGGAACGTGTTCTTATTCCGCGAAGTGCACACAGACAAGCTGACGCTGGTGCCCGTGGAGGAAATCGAGGAGATCGTCCGGGATTCGTTCGATTCGTCTGTCGTGAAGTACGTGCGTCGCACATGGACCCCGGACGGGCAGAATACGATCAGTCAGTGGTTCCCGACTGCCGAGTACAGGCGCGGGGTGCAGCGGTTGAGGAAGCCGCCGAATACAGCTTACGAGGTGAACGGCAACTACGTCGTGTACATTCTGTCGTCGGGCAGGCATGCGGGACATGCATTCGGTGCGCCGGATTCACTGGCCGCAGCGCTGTGGAGCGTCGCCTACTCGGGCTACCTGCGCGACAGCGCTAGGCTGTCTAAGGCGTTGTCGAAGATCGCTTGGGCGATAGTCAACAGCAACAACCAGGGCAAAAGGCAATCAGCTGTAGAGATATCGAATCGCGGCGACGTGGTGGGCGCCACGGCGAGCTTGGGGCCCAATCAGTCCCTAGCGGGTGTAGGCGTCCCTAGCGCACAGGTGAACTACGGGAACGGCCAACCCCTGGCGGCGCTGGTTGCAGCGAGCTTCGGCATCCCAGTCATCGCTCTGCTGTCGTCTCCTGGCGCGACGGGCGGCTCCTACGGGGCTGCGACGACGCTGGACAGGCCGACGATCAACGGCTTCAAGCTGGAGCAGCGCAAATGGAGGGATTTCTTCAAGCAGGTGATGATGGACGTTGATCCGTCGGTAAAGGACGTGGACATCAAGTTCCCGTCGATCGAGCAGGATCCCACCTATCGGGCTTTGCAGTCGCTTGCTACGTCTATGTCGACGGGAGCCATCCACCAGGACGAGTACCGTCAGGCTGTGCTCAATCTGCTCGCTGTGCCCGATATCCACGGCGACGAGCTTCCGAAGCCGAACGATTTTCTGAAGAGTGGTAATGTGTCTGGTGGAGACGACGGCGACGCTGTGCGCGACCCGGTGGCACGCCAAGGCAACCAGGGCGCCGTCCCCGGCGGTTTCAACCAAGGAGACACCGAAGATGAAGATCAGTGAGAGCACGAACACCAGCGTTCTAAAACCCGTTAAGGGCACACGCAAGTGGCTTGTGCGACTCATAACCGAGGGCCAGGGCTCTACCGGCGTCTATACGAAGGAAGCGCTGCAGGGCAGTTTCGCCGAGGCGTTCCCCGTCGGGACGCATATGTACATCGATCACGCCACCGAAGCCGAAACCGACGAACGCCCTGAGGGGACGTTGACGAAGCTAGCGGCCGTGATCGCTGAGACACCCCACTGGCAGGATGCGCCGGAGCCCGGGATGTACGCCACGATCGAGGTGGTTGAGCAGTGGGCGCCATTCATCGAGCAGGTGGCTGACATCATCGGCGTGTCGATTCACTGCGGTGCGACGCTGGTGCAGGATGACGACCTCGTGACGGCAGGTGAGCCCACGCCGCCTGTGATAGAGTCGTTCATACCGTCTCCCGTTAATTCCGTGGATTTCGTCACAGTTCCCGGTGCCGGCGGGCGCCTCGTCGAGGCTCTAGAATCGTTCAAAAACGGAAATGCTATTATGGACGGTAGCAACAAACACAATTCCGAAAGGAAGAGAATGGACACCGAGTTCAAGGAGGCCCTGGAGGCCCTGGACACCAAGCTCTCTGCTCTCGTCGAAGCCCTCGCCGATAAGGCCAAGAAGAAGGACGAAGAGGACGAAGAGGACGCCAAGAAGGCCAAGGAGGAAGAAGAGGACAAGGCCAAGAAGGCTAAGGAGGCCATCCTTGCTCTCGCCGACTCTGACCTCCCCGAGGTCTCCCGCGTGCGGGTCGCCGAGGCCATCGCCCGCGGCTATGACGCGAAGTCGATCCTCGACCGCGAGACCAAGCTCGTCGAATCCATCCGAGAGAGCCTGTCGGGCGGCTTCGCCCCCGAGCACGTGCCCTCCGGTAAGAGCGCCGACGACTTCGAAGCCGAATTCGCCAAGCTGACCTGGTAAGGAGGATACGCACATGGCACAGAATCACGTCAAGGGCGGCGACACCTACGAGGTCCAGGTCGACGCCGCCGTCAAGTCGGGCGACGTCGTCGCCGTTGGCAAGGTCGGGGCCGTTGCTCTCACCTCCGCCACACCCAAGGACGACAACAACTTCTATTCGACGCTCGCATTCGAAGGCATCGCACACCTCGGGCTGGACGGATCCGTCAAGGTCGGGGATATCGTGACGATCGACGGCGCCACCGAGTCCGGCAAGGCCGCCAAGCCTGAGATCGCGGCCGACCCGAAGGGCAAGATCGTGGTGGGCTTCGTGCTCAACCCGCTGTCGAGTGCCTCGACCAAGTACGCTGTCAAGCTGACCCAGGCTTGGCTCTAAGGAGGATATCTACATGGCAATCAACGCGAGGGAAGCCTACAAGGCGGGTATCCTTCTGCACAAGGCGCTTCACGCCGATGATATTCGTGTGCGCAATTCGGCTCGTAAGGATCTGAGCGAGGCCATCTCGACCTCGGACCTTCCGGTCAATCTCGGCCCGACCATGAACAAGATCATGCAGGGCGAGTACCAGCAGGTCCCGTCGAACTGGCGCGAATGGGCCGACACGCTTGAAACCCCCGACTTCGAGACTGTTCCCTACTTCAGCTTCGATTTCACGGACGACAACATCCCCGTGCGCAAGGACGGTAAGGGTTATGTCGCACAGGGGCTACCCGCTGTCGGCGAGCTCGGCGAATACCCGATCCTCGGCCTGAAGGCAGAGCAGTTCAAGCTGAAGCTGGCTAAGGCTGGTGTCCAGATCCCGCTTTCCTGGGAGACGCTAAAGCGTTACGGCGCCGACTGGGGCTTGATTCCTCGGATCACGAAGGAACTTGGCCGCCGTGCGGCCAACCAGGAGTCGATCGAGGCCGCCTTGCAGCTGGTTCAGCCTACTGGCCTGAACACGACGAACTTCAAGGCCGCCAACAAGAACGTCCTGGCAGGAAACCCTGAGCTGAGCATCGAGGCGCTTGAGAAGGCTTTCGCACAGCTGGCCACCACCAAGTACAACGGTCGCCGAATCATCATGCCGACGAAGTTCAACCTGATCGTGCCTCCGGCCCTGGCGAGCCGCGCAGAGCAGATCATGAAGGTCGTCGAGATCCGCCGCCAGAACGGAACCGAGACCCAGGTGATGGGCAACACGGTGTCCGGGAAGGTCGCAAATGTCTTCGAGGTGCCCGAGCTTGCGCTCATCGCCGGCGATTACGCCGATAAGTGCTGGTTCCTTCTACCCCCGAAGAACTCGATGCCTCGCAAGAACATCGTGAACGTGTTCCTTGAGGGTGAGACCGCGCCAAAGATCTTCGTTGAGAAGACCACGAACAGTTCTGAGCTGGACGGCTCGTTCGATAACGATGCGTACCGGACGAAGATCCGTCATCTCGTCAAGTCTGCTTTCATCGCTCCGGAGGGCACTCTGGCCTCCAGCGGTGCAGGCGCCTGATAACGATACCCGACAAGGATGGAAACCCCGCCCTCACAAGGGGCGGGGTTTCCTGCAGTGGAAAGGAGCTGCTGTGCCCGACAAGCCGAAGATAACCGTGGATGAGCTGAAGCTCTTCCTACCCGGTGTCGACCTGGACGCTAAGCTGCTCGAACGGCTGTGCGCACTGTACACGAATGTGTTCAAGGCTGCAGCTGCCGCTCTGCGTGCCTACGCGGCGAAGCTCGTGTCGGAGGGCGGGGTCGAGAACGTCAAAGCGGACGACTTCACGCTGTCTGGCGGGGACAAGAACATCGAGGCCCTGCTCGCCCTGGCTGATAAATACGACGCACAGGGGGATGCCCTGGAGAACGGAGAGGGGCTTGTGCTCGTCCCGATGAAGGGCGACGACGTGTTCGAGAGAGCGAGGGAGTTCCTTGGCCGGTATAGCTGAGGGCCGTCTGGCGATGGCGGCAAAACGCGTCGAACGCTATATGGTCGATGAGGTGACTATCTATGATGGCAAGAACATCAAATACGACGCTAAGACTGACAGCTATGATTATGGCGCAGTCATATATTCTGGGAAAGCGCGTATACAGCCGATACGCCAACCTGAGGTAGCGAACGACCAGATCGCGCCCCAGACGACTAACCGTGTGCGCGTACAGCTCCCACGCTCGACGATGTCGCTGAACATCCCGATGGCTGCACGGATCAAAGTAGTGAAGACGCAGGACACACCGCACATGGCGGGTTACCTGATGACAGTGTCGGCTGTGATCGATGCGTCTCAGTCGTTCGAGCGAACGATCATCTGCAACACGCCGATGAACAAAGCTGAGGTGTAGCGCACATGAAAATCCGCACAAAAATCGGAGCCAACAAGTTCACGAAGTATGCCAAACGCATTCAGGACTTCAGAGAATACGACCTATTCGCCAACGTCATCGACAAGATCTCCGAAGAGATCCCGCCGGCTTTGCAGGATACGATCGAGAAGACCCCGTCCGCTCTAGTGCCAGGGAAGATCGGCCGTATCTGGACGAGCCACATGCACGACAGCGTAAGCGTCATCGTCCCGGACAACGTCACCGTAGAGTACGGCTGGATCGAGGGTTCTAACAAGTTCGACGGCGGCTGGGACCACGACTACATCCTCGGCCAGGAGTATGGCGATGATAGAGTGTGGGGCATGAAAGCCTTGGAGAAGGTGGAGAAGCAGGTGAAGCTCGCCGAGAAGACTAGTAAAGAGGTCTATACGGAGACTCGCCGAATCTGGAAGTGGGGAAGGTAGCGACGAATGGCCAAATACATCGACGACATTATGGCGAAGATCCGCGAGCTCTCCGGGGTGCCACCCCAGAGGGTTGTCGAGGAAGTTGCGCTGCCGGACTTCGACGAAGGCCAGAAGATGCCGTACATCGCCGTTGTGTTCGGCACGCCCGGACACATCGGCCAGGCGACGAGCATTGTCTCCCAGCTGAACGACGGATATCGGGTGTTCTTCCTGTGCCATGTGCGAGCCCTCACCGCACAGCACGCCCGCGAGATCGGGGAGCATATTCTGTGGGGCCTGGTGGGTTTCGAGCCGGACAACAGCGGTGGGGTCACGGTCCACGGAGGCCAGGGCTTGAACTACGCCGGAACCAACCACAAAGTGGTGCAGTGCGGCTATGAGCTGTACTGCTCCTTTATCACGAACCTCAAAAACCGTATTTGATAGGATGGTGCATATGGGCCTCTACAAAGACATGAACACCGGGGACGTCGGAACGTACCCGGATGACTTCGCTCAGTTCTTCGGCACACTCGTACCGATAACCGAGGAAGAGCCTTGTAGCGACTGTTTCATTGACAACGACAACGAGAAAAGGGGGAAGCACAGTGGCTAACGAAGTTCGCATGCTTCGCGGCAACGTGACTATTCTCTTCGCCGCTCCTGAGGCATTCGCTGACTGGCAGCACCCTACGGCGGCGGAACTCAACGCACAGTTCAGTGCGACCGACAAACCGCGCAACCTGGTGTTCAATGTGTCGTGTGCGATCCTGGATGGTTATTCGCTCGGCGAGACCGACCCCGACACGGACAATACTCGAACGATCTGCGACATATCCGAGGTGGAGAACCCGACCCTCGCCAAGTACGAGGGCAAGTTCACCGCACTCCGAGACGAGAGCGTGGACGACCAGGGCGTGTTCAACATGATCCGCGACATTACGATGAAGCCTGATATCACTCTGTTCATCGTGGAGCGTATCGGAAAGCGCCCGAACAAGCCGTTCGAAGTCGGCGATGTGTTCAGCATCTACCGCTTCCAGACCGACTACCCGGTCGACGGGTACGAGTCGAACGGATTCATCAAGTACGAGCCGAACTTCCTTCAGAACGGCGCATTCGTCCTCAACGAGAAGGTGGCCGCATAATGGATAAGAAAGTACTCTCCAACGAACACGTCAACGTCTGGGTTCTCCCCAAGGCGTCCGTGAAGGACATCAACTGTATCACCGTGGAAGAGATGAATTCCGCGGTGGCTATCGGTGACGCGATCAACTGGGACGACACGACGATCCCCGCCGCGAAGGCGTCGAAGGAACAGTCGTCCCTGTCTCTGCTCGACGCTGCCGGGTCTTCGTCCCGTGGCGCCGCACAGTATGAGGGCTCCCTTACCATGTATTACCCGACGAACCCCGACGATGCGAACTCGATCTACGCTAAGGCGTGGAACATGTTCAAGAAGACCCGCGTCGACCTCGTTCTGGTTGTGCGCGGTGTCCTGAAGGGCCGTGATCCCATCGCTGCCGGTCAGTGGTACTGCGCGTTCCTCATGATCGAGTCCACGTACAAGAACACGCTGGAGGGCGACAATCCGACCCGTTACACGGTGTCATTCCTGCAGCAGGGCCAGCTGGCAGTCAATGGCGTCTTCAAGGACAGCACGACGGCGATAACCGACACGGAGAACCTTACGGTGTCCCTCAACGAGCACCGGCCGATCATGCCGAAGATCCACGGCCATGTGGCTCGCTCCGTGTGCTCCTACCTGTCGAAGGACACCTCGACTGTGTCGGTCAGCCCGCTCGGTGTGGTGACCGGCCTGAAGGCGGGCAGCGCAGATGTCATCGTCAGCCACCCCGCCTGTGCGAATGTGACTGTCAAGGTAACAGTGGCGTAACACGCACACCTCTGATCCGAATAGCACAGGGCGTCTCCTCTCCGCCCTGTGCTATTCTTGTTTACGACGTTACCCTAACGCCTAACAGAGAGGAATTCAAACTATGGACATTTTCGAGGTGCTGTCTCGATCCAAGGCGCCGAAGGCTGAGAAGGTCGTGTACCTGGACGCCGAGGCGGTGCAGGACGTCGAGAGGCTCATCAAAGAGCAGGCCGACGCTGACGTGATCAAGGAAGCGGTGAAAAGACGGGACGCCTCCAAGCTGACGTTCCACCTCCAGTCGGTGACAGCCGATGTGCGCGAAGAGCTGATGATCGGCATCGAGAGCGCGGACAAGACGAAGAACAAGACGAAGCGTGTGTCGGAGGCCTATCTGGCTCTCCTGTCGAAGACGCTGTACAAGATCGAAGACGCCGAAGGAAACGTCGACGAGCGGAAGTTCAATTCAGAGGAGATCCGTAAGATCCTGAACGCACTGCCCGGCGAACAGTATCTTGGTCTGCTCGTGGCGGCGATGAATCTTCTGGGGGCTTCCGCCGACTACGACAATGCGGTGACGGTGGATTTCTGATAGACGCCCTCCAAGACAAAGGGGGGAGCGGCGCTCTATCGATGGTTAGGACGGCGGTGGACCTGCACATGAGGCCCACCGCCGTCATTTATAACCAGCCTGACCCTTTCGGGCATTGGACGGAGTTGGACTATAAGCTTGTGTTGGCTTACAAGACGGTTAAGGACGAAACGTGTCAAAAGTGCGGTAATCCTATTTGGCTGTGCCATTCGAACGATCCTGATATAGCATGGCGCGCAGAGGATAGAACATGCTATGCTACTAAAGCAAGGATGATGCATGATTGGGTCAGCACACACCGCGCCACCGATCCGCCCCCTTATGAGGACAAGCAGAAATGGGGCAAGGACACTGTGATGACGCCGTACATGCCAGACTATGCGGAGCGAGACCTGCCCACGAGGATGGACTACTACAACAGGAGTGAGTGATGCCCGATATCAAGCAGACTATCGAGTTCAACGTACAGGGTACGTCCGAACTCCACGAGGCTGCGGAATCCATCAACACTATCGCACAAGCCCTCGACAACATCAAGGGCAAGGTAGTTGGCGCCGACATCGGCAAAGGCCTGGACGGGGCAGGCCGAGGCGGCAGGGAAGCCGGAGAGGGCTTCGACAGGGCAGGCCGGGCCGCAGAAGAGGCGAAGTCGCGCATATCCAACATGCGCTACGCCCTCTACGATGTCGCCGCCGTTATGCAGAACATCTCGAAGGCTACGATCGGAGCGTTCACAACCGTCGTCAAAGAGTCGATGGACTACGAGTCGGCCTTCGCACAGGTGAAGCGGACTAACGACATCGCGGGGAAGTCCGCAGACGAGCTGCGCGGAAAACTTGAGCAGATGGCTGCCTCCGTCACGACGACTAACTTCAAGGATCTGTCTAATATCGCCGCCCTCGGCGGACAGCTCGGCGTCGCCAAAGAGTCCATAACCGACTTCACCGAGACGGTCGCGAAGCTCTCTGCCACCACCGACCTTTCGCTCGACAAGTCCGGCGAGACGATCGCGCGCTTCCAGACGATCATGGGCACGACCGGCCAGAATTTCGACAACATCGCATCTTCGATCTTGAAGGTCGGCGTCAACTCGGCCGCGACGGAATCCCAGATCGCCAACACCTCGACGCAGATCTCCGCTATGGGTAAGTTCGCCGGTATGACCGAATACCAAGTGGTCGGCCTGTCCGGCGCTCTGGCGTCGATTGGCGTCGCGCCCGAGCTCTCCCGAGGCGTCATCACGCGTATGTTCACCCAGATGCAGAAGGCCATCCGGGGCGGCGGCGACGAACTCAACCTGTTCGCGCGCGTGGCGGGAGTCTCCGCACAGGAGGTCCAGTCCGCGTGGGGCACATCTAAGTTCAGCGATATCTTCGTGAAGTTCATCGCTGGACTCAAGAATCAGGGCCAGGGCGCCATTGGTGTGCTCAAAGACCTCGGCATCAAGGCATCCCGCGACGTCCCGACGATCCTCCGTCTAGCCGAGGCGCACAAGACACTCGAACAGACGATGAAGGACGCCGAGTCCGGCTACAACGACTCGAAGACGCTCAACGACCAGTACCAGCAGATCGCGTCCACCACAGCCGGCAAGCTGGAGATGCTGAAGAACTCCTGGGCGAACCTGAAGGCCGAGATCGGTAGGTCCTCCAACTCGGGGATCGGCGACATGCTCGGATCCCTCACCGGACTGGTGACGGTTCTGACGAACCTCGTGCAGAACCCCGCTGCGCAGTGGGTTGCCAAGTTGGCCGGAGCGTTCCTGACGGCCGGCGGGATCATGGCTGGCTACTACGCCAAGCAGGCCCTTGTGCTCGGCGGCGCCTACGCGTTGACGACTGCACAGCGGTCGATGGGGATCGCGATGCAGCACCCGATCACGTCGATCCGCTCGCTCCTGTCGGCCCTCGCGGAGACGGTTAAACTCTACAAGCTCTCGACGGTCTCTGTCAACGAACAGACTGGTGCCCTCTACAAGAACGCTGGAGCCGCTCGTGGTGCGGCAGGCGCACAGCGGGCAGCAGGCCAGGCGGCCGCGTCGCAGTCCGCCGCCGGGGCCGCTGCAGGAGGGGCGGGGCAGGCCTCCAGTGCTATGGGCACAGCCGCCAAGGCCACCTCGGGGCTCATGGGCGCCCTCAAGGGACTCGCCGCAGGTGCCGGCATATCCTTGTTCTTCACGGGGCTTGCGAAAGTCACGGAGTCCTGGACGAAGAGATCCGAGGCAGCTAGGGCCGAAGCCAAGGCGCTTCAGCAGGCCCAGGCTGACCTCGCACAATCGGTGATGCAGGACACGAAGGCTTTCGAGGAGGGTGGCAGTGCAGCCTACGTGTTCGCGAAGGCCACCAACAAGGCTGGCGAATCCGTATCCTCGCAGCTGTTCTCCACGTCGGACGCCAACGCCCAGACGAAAGCCCTCGCACAAGCACAGGATCTCCTCGCACAGAAGACCGGCCAGTCGACCGATGAGATCACGAAGCAGACCTACGCGATCGGCGAGAACTCGCTGAAGAAAATGGCCGAGCAGATCGCCGGAAACACGGGCTTCAAGCAGTTCGGCGATGAGCAGCTGTCGATGCTGCGCCAGATGGGTTTCTCCGTGCAGGAGTACTCGAAGCTGGTTACGCAGGGTAACTCGGAGATGACCGACTCGCAGAAGAAGCTCGTTGAGTACTACCGCAACAACGGCTTTAGCTTCCTAGCCGATGAGATCGAGCGCAGCACTCAGAAGTCGAGCCAGTATATCGACTCATTCAAGAACAAGATCCAGGAGATGGTGGCATCCGGCAAGATCTCCTGGTTCGACGGCGAGAAGATCCTCGACACGCTGAAGAAGATCGACGACAACGCGCACCAAACGTTCGATGGTGTGCGCAACGAGTCCGATCTGGCTGCGCAGACCATGAAGGGCCTGAAGGGCGACACGGCCGACGCCGCGGACGAGATGGACAACATGGGCGAGAAGGCCGACAAGGCGGCCAAGGAGCTCAAGAAGGTCGTCGACTCTGCGCTGTCCGGAGATGAGGCGTTCGTCAACCTGGAAGACGCCGTCGCCAACCTAGGTGAGAGCCTATACAAGAACGGAATGAACTTCGATGAGTTCTCGGAGGCAGGCCGGTCCAACCTGAAAGCACTCTATGCTGTTGTGCGCCAAGCTGCTGAAGCGTCTGGCGGCGACGCCGGGGTGATGAACGCCTACATCCAGCAGATCATGCAACTGCTGCGCAGCCACGGCGTGGGCTCTGTGCAGGTCCTAGAGAGGGTCGAGCAGCGTCTTCACGCCGTGGCCAACAAGGCGACGCAGTCAGCCAACCAGATAACGAAGGCTGCTGCACTTGCGCAGAAGGCTGGCCAGGCGATCGGCATGATCGCTGCCAGCATCGCCACGGGGAAGGACTTTTCGAAAGAAGCCTCGGCCTCGCTGCAGGGCCTCGGGAAGTCCTCCACGGCCGCTCTGCCGTCCATCAAGGACCTGGGTAAGGCCCTCGACCAGGGCTTCGCGAGGGGCGCCAGGAACGCCGCCAAGCACGCCAAGAAGGCCCGACACAGGACGAGGAAGCTCGGGGACCGTGCGAAGAAGGCAGGCAAGAAGATCAAGGAGGCGGCGAAGGAGATCAAGACCTTCACCGACTACATCAGCGAGCTGTCCTCCGTGGCGAATGCGGCCTTCAACTTTAGGTGGGAGTTCCCGAAGTCGCTGGACGAGACGGCGAAATCGTTCAAGACGATCAAGTCATACTTCGAGAACGCGGCGAAAGATGCGCAGTCTGCGAATAAGGAGATCGGCGACGCCAACAAGTCGATTGAGGAAACGCGCAACAAGATCGCCGAACTGGACGCCGAGCTGTCGAAGCTGCAGTCGGACCGGAACAAGTTGACTTTTCAACTAAAGGTGGCCGTCGACTATGGCGACACGCTGCGAGCCGACGACATCCGCGCCGAGCTGCAGAAGAACGCCGTCGCACAGCAAAAGAACCGCACAGACCGGAAGAACGCCGAAGGCGATCAGGCCGGCAACTACCAAAAGCTGTACGAAGCGATGCAGAAGCTCTCGGACGCACAGCAGAAGGCGCGGCGTGACCTGGCGGGATTCTCGGACGCCGCTAGGGAGCAGCGTGGTAACGTGCTGTCCCTCGTCGAGGCCTACCAGAAGCAGGTGCTAGCATACGCCAACACGGGCGCCAGCCAACAGCAGGTGCTCGCCTACGCCTCTGCCCTGCGTGCGGAGTTCATCAACAATATGACATCGATGGGCTACTCCCGTGCGGAAACTGAACGATACGCGGCGCCGTTCACAGACCTGTCGAAGGTCATCAACGGCGTACCCCGGAACTTCACGGTCGGTGTGAACGCCGATCCGGCTCTGCGCGCCCTCTCCGACCTTGAAGCGAAGAACCGCAAGTCTCAGCATTCGATGGACGACAACCGCGATGCCGCAGACAAGCTCGGCAACTCGCTGAATAACACGGGCGGAGATGCAGCTGGCCTCGGGGGCGCCCTCGGGGGCGGAGGCGTCGGAGGCGCCGCTGAACAGGCGGCCGTGACGTTCCAGCAACTCGGGCAGATCACGGGCAATATCGGCGCAGAGATGTGGAAGGCCGCAGGCTCGGCCAACACAGCCGCACACGGGCTGGGCAACATGGGCAATCAGGCTCACGGATCCGCCTACTCGATGGACGTAGCAGGCAACAAGGCCGGTTGGATGTCCTATGCGATCAACGGCATTCGAGAGGCCGGCTACGGGGCATTCAGCAACATCATCAGCAGCGCACAGCAGGCGGGGTTCTCGTTTAACCAGGCGGCAACCGACGCCATCAACCTGTGTAACCGTGTGCGAGATCTCCGAAGCCTGTCGGTGGGTCAGTTCATGTTCGGCTTCAACCAGGCATGGGGGTTCTCCACGGGCGGCAAGGTCGGCGGGTCCTCATACAGCGGCGGCAAACAGTCTACGGACACCGTTCCGGCCATGTTGACGCCAGGGGAGTTCGTCATCAACCGCCAGGCTGCGCAAACCGTAGGCTACGGCTTCCTGGAGGCCGTCAACTCCGGCCGCGCCGCTGCCTCGGGTGCATCGGCTGCGTCATCCGGCGGCGCTGGCGGCGGATTCGGCGGGGGCCCGATCTTGGTTGAGCTGTCCGGAACGGATAGGCACATCCTTGTGAGCGCGGTCAACAAACCGACGGTAATAGACGGCAATGCTATAGTGGGGATGGTCAACGGCTCTAATGCCATGGCATCGAGGAGAGGAGCATAGGAATGCCTAAACGACCCAAAGTGTGGTTCGGCACACTGAATGACATGCGTTGGATTGACGCACCCGTGGCTAACTTCCAAAGCAACAGCACGGGATTCAACTACAGCGCCACGACGCTTAGAGGCGACGGCTTCGCCAAGCGGTCCGCGTTGACGCACAGGGAGTTCACGCTCACCTGGGCGGCCAACACGGTGGCGGAGCACGCCGCCCTGCTGTACCTGCTGTCCACCAACGAGCTGCTCTACTACGTAGACCCGCTGGCAATGAAGACGAACCTTCTGCCCGGGTTCATGTCGCACTACATCCCGAACGCCACGGTCTTCACCGACGACATCCCACACGTAGCCACGCCGGGCGCCTACAACGGCGCACCTGCGTGGTCGTGGAATCCCGCGTGGATATGGCAGATCGGCCAGAAGATCCACTGGCCGGAAGGCTACAAGCTGTGGGCAGGGTGCCGCGGAGACGGAACGATTCAGATAAACGACACGGCGGTGACGGCGGTGAGCGAGTTCGACGGCCGCTATGTCACGACGATGATCCCGACGAACAACGTCAGCAACCCGTGGGGCGAGATCCAGATGTGGGCGAGCTCTCGTATTTCGAGTATCTGTGTGCGAGCCTACCCTGAGACGCAGGTGAAGACGATCAACGACGTGCCGAACAACTACGGACCGTTCCTGCCCGGCATGGGCTATGGAGCACTCCAGCAGAAGGAGCCGTATTCGATACAGGAGTACAGCGCGGCCATCGATGGCTACGAGGTGGCCGTGACTGCGACGTTCGTTGAGAAGGTGCTGCTGTGAGCATCGCGCCGGAGCCTTTCGAATACAGGACGGACCGTTCGCTGGAGTCGTTCTCCGCGCAGTGGGACCGCATGTCGTACAGTGTCCCCGGGGGCACTAAGGGCTACCCTGTGATGACGTTGACGGACCGATTCTTCAAGCCTTCGGACGTGTCGACGACGTGGACGAACAAGCACCCTGTGTCGAGTGTGTACGAGTTCCGGGGGGATGTGCGAACGTTCACATCCAACTATTCGACGAACACCGTGACCGTCGATGACTTGTGCTACAAGCTCAAGCAGGTGAAGGTCGTCCCCACGCAGTACAATAACTTCCGAAACGTTGTCGTCGAGCTGTTCAAGCTGTGCGATTATGACAAGGTGTATGTGGACGGTTTCATCAAGTCCGACCAATACAACCCGATCATCATGGCTCCGGGTGGGTCATTCAACGTGTGGGAGTATTTGAACACTCTGTGCGCAGTGCATAACGTGTATATGCTTCGCCAGAATTCGAATCTGCTGTTCCTTCGTGACAATAACTTCCTGAAGGAACGCATGAACAACGTGACGGGCATGAGTTACAGCGTGGACCTCGCACAGTCCACTAAGACGGTGAAGACCACGTACAGGCCCATGCGCTATGCCTACAACGAGTATCTGCCGTTGAGCAAGGAGTCGCGGGACACGATCATTCAAGTGGACGCGAGGAAGACCGTGGAGCAGACGATCACGCTCGACGCTTATGTGATCGAAGCCATGACGCCGTGGGTGACCCAGTGCAAAGACTACATCCCGGCGAAGGACACGTCCGGCCTGGAGTACACGGCGTACTGCGTGTCCGGTAACGATGGGCTGCCTATCACGGCGTCCCAGTGGCTAGGGCAGGGCGGTAGCCTCTCTGTGCGTCTAGACCCGAAGAACCACAATCAGATTATCGTGACTGTGCGCGGGATGGTGACGTCGGATTACTCGCCATTCCGCATCGCAGCTTCCTCTGGTCCGTCCAACTACTACAACTCGCTGCGTTTCCGTGGAACAGGACTGGTGATGGGCCAGGAGGACACGTATGTCACGCACACCGGTTCGTCGACATTGGGCAGCGACGAGGAGCAGATCAACAACCCGCTGATCAATACCCCGTCGCTGGCGATAGACAACAGCCTAAGGGCTGTGTGGGAGAAGTCGGGATCGATCCCGACGATCACCCTCACGTCGCCCAACCTTGAGACACAGGCACCGTCCATGACAGGAAACGACCTGTTCCTCGCATCCGGATCGGCGTTCGACTACGGTGGGGACCGATTCATGACGACGCACGTCGACATGAACAACCAGGAGATCACGGTGACTGCTACATCGCGAATAACCTGCGACGAGTTCTCCAATAAGATAGATACGGGTGTTTCGCTGGCCGACTACGAGGCGAAGATCCCGAAGACGATCTACAACGTGTTCCAGTTCAATCAACCGCACAAGGAGTACAAGCCGGAATGATACCAAACAAGAACCTCGGCGCCGGTGACACATGGGGTGCGTGGGTGCAGGACGAGATATCTTCCATCAACTCAGGTCTCAACAATCTGGGGATCGGGGGTGTGCGTAACTCCCTGAACGGGCTGATGTCAAACATGGACAACACCAACAACAAGTTATCGTTCCGCTCTCTAACGGGTGATTTACGACAGCTTGGGCCTAACGCCTACGACGTTATGATGGCTGAGAGCGTCTTGAACTACCCCGAGAACGGAAAAGGCTACTTAAACTTTTTCTTCTTCGGCAGTGGGCGTTATGTAAATAAAGGAGCGTCGGATGCCTTTCGGTCGAAAATGCAGTTGGTGCTCAAGACTGCTTGGACACCGGTAGGGGGAACGCAGACAAAATACGAAGATTACTACATTTCTCAGATGCCCGGGATGTTCAACGGTGAGATCAACCCGGGATATTACGACCTTTATGCCTTTTATAATCTGACTGTGCCACGTGTAACACAAGTAGTTTTCCGGCTCTTCGGGGAGAACAGGATAACAAGTAACCCTGATGAGAGGGAGTACAACTACTTCAACGGCACTATACTGGTGCTTGAATCCAATCAGCCTAACACGTAAAGAGAGGAACAATGGCTACAACCGACAGCAACGGGATCGCCCACATCGAGGGCACAGATCCGGTCAAACCCCTGCAGGGTCTGTTCAACACAATCTCGTCTTCCGTGTCCAACGTCGTGGGCAAGCTGCGCAAGCAGGTTATCTACCCGGTGAAGACGCGGTGGGACGCACAGAACAAGGTGGATGAGCTGAAGCGCCAGGGTGTGGAGGGCACGGCAGACGAGCCGATCGTCTTCAACATTCTGAACGACCGTATCCAGCTTCAGCACGACGGCTCTGGGTTCACCTATTTCAGTGCGCAGATGGCGGTTCTCGCAGCCGGTATATTCGAAACTGGCCATCAGAGGTGGGAGCGTTACCAGATCAAATCGTTCACCGTGCCTTTCCCCGAAGAGCTCGACCGCATCCCGCGTTCCCTCCTGTGCCAAGTCACAGACGCTATAACGCACAGTATCATCGCGTTTCCGGTGGATAAGAAGCAGTTCGGCGTCGCAGCCTCTTGTAATTGGCAATGGGCCGTCGATTCGAACGTTCACGTCAGCTGGGTAGCGCTCGGCTGACACCCCGTACAGCATATAGAAGAAGCCCCCGCGTTACGCGGGGGCTTCTTCCTACTCACCTGCCTTATAGCGTCTCCACCACCGGTGGATGTCTGTGTTCGGCGTGTACAGCCAGCTCGGGCCGATTATGTTGAACAACACGTCGAAGAATCTATGTGAACCGTTGCCCTGCCCGTTCCACGGGTGCGACGAGAAGGGGTTGTCGGCGTCCCACTCGAAGATGGGGCCGATACCCGCCTTTCCTAGGCGCACGGCCAGCTCGAAGCAGTCTTCGACGTGCAGAGCCTCATTGTCGTAGCAGTATTTCCTGATCCACCGTGCGGTGTTCCATTTCTTGATCATTACTTCCATCCTTTCTCGTATGTGGGTTTGTGGTGTGCTCGCTCGACCAGATAGGCTATGGCATGCCGTGCGGCCTCCCGGCGGTCGTGATGGTGGTCCTCGACCTTCTCAAAGAAGAGACCGAGCTTGCGGAGGTTCTCGTCTTTGACGAATAGCCTCTGCTGTGGTGTGCGCCACTGTGTTTTCTTACCGAGGAACCGACCGAAGACGTGCACGGCGCCTTCGACGCGGACCGGGTTGATGTCGGCACCGGGGATATTGCGGTTCACGTATTTCTCGCACACCACAACGTCCGGGTGGACCATGCGGTCGAACATTCGCTTGTAGAACCAGTCGTAGGTCTCCTCGGTTCCGGGGTTCCACGAGTTGAGGAGTCTGGCCGGCTTGTCCACCCCATAGTTGAGGAGGACGATGCCGGTCGTACCCCCGACCCCGCAGGGGTCGATAGCCAGTAGCGTCGTCATCCCTCATTCACACCCTCAGAGCCCGTGGTACTGCTGTGCGTAGCCCCAGTACCCGCCGTCGACGAATGACCGGGCGGCTGGGTGGTAATAGTAATGCGCCTCGCTTCCTGTATCGCCTCGTTCAGCCTCTTCGCCGACCTGCGGAGCTGCCAGTCCAGCAGTGCTATAGCCACCGCCCATGCCAGAAGCATAATAACGACCCAGATATTCATAGTATTTCCTTTCCTTCGCTTTATTACCCCACAGGTAGTCGATCAGCAGACAGGCGAACACACCGTAGTGGAACGGCCATGCCCAGACGGTCCACATGAAGGGGCGGATGCGCGTGTCGTAGTTCTCAATCCCTCGGTCTCCTCTTGTCGCCCAGATTTGGTAGGCGACGAGGTGTGCAATGGCGCCGATGAAGAGGACGAAGATAATGAGTTGCGTCTCGTTGAGTGTCGTTGTCTGTGTCAT